CGCTGCCTAAGGACGGACAATGGCAATAGGACGAATTTCCGGCCCAATGTTATACAGCAACCTGGATCGCCAGGGTGCTAATTTAACAATTGATACTGATTTAATTACATTTGATGTAATTAATCGTCGGCTGGGTGTCAATAATCTATATCCAGGGTATGATATCGATGCCCCTGGTAATGTGCGGCTAGCCAATATCATAGTATCAGGCAATACCATAACCAGCAATACTGGTAAAATTGGACTGGGTAGTATTGGTAATTTAGTAGTCACTGGCGGCGTTGCAAACAACATTGTCGTCACTGACGGATTGGGCAATTTAAGTTTTGTAACTGTAGCATCATTGACAGGTGCTATCATTGGTAATGCTATAGCAATAGGAATACCAACTGATGGTAATCTGACCTCCAATGTGGGATATGATGGTTGGTTATCAACTACCACTGTGACTGATGCCATAGATAATTTGAATCAAATGTCATTGAATATTGGCCAGGGTACATTTGTTGGTAACGCACAATTCACAGCCAATATTGTAGCTGGTGCCAGTCCACAAACAGTGAGATTTACTGGAACATACAGCGGTACCCCCAATACTTATTATTGGGATTTTGGTGACGGTACGACCAGTACCAGTGGCTCAGCAGTGACAAAAACATACAGCAACGTTCTTGGTGGTACATTTACGGTTTATTTCCGTGCCAGCAACAGCAGTGGGACCTGGGGCGGTAATGCTGCATTGGGTGCAATTGGTAGTGTTGATGATTTCACTCGCACTAACTATATCACATTATATACACCCAATCCCATACCTGCATTCACAGCCAATGTCAGTAGTCTAAACTCTGGCAACACCATACTATTGACTGATACCAGTCAGTATGCCACCAGCTATAACATTTTCTGGGGCGATGGCACTACTGTTAGTAACTTGGCAGTGGCAGGAACACAACGTCATACATATACCAATTCGGGCGGTGATACTACGTATAGTATCATTCTCCAGGCCAACAGCAGTACTGCTGGACCAACTGTGGTATCAGTTAACAGCGCACCCACAACTGAAAAAGTCTACAGCACACATACACCCAGTATTACGGCCAACGTCTCTAGAGTAATTAACTGGGAAGCCAACGGTGGTGGCACAGTGGGTTATACTAACACCACAGCCACCAGTCCCGGATCAGCAGCAACATTTGGTGCTCAACAGGTATATCAATATTGGTGGAGCGACGGTACAGCCAACAGCAACGTGGCCATTGGTTCAGCATCATCTGGCGATACCAGTCAGACCATCGCACATACATACACCATAAGTACAGCACAACAGATTGCTGGCAATACAGTGACTTATTATAGTCTATTGAAATTATACAACGGCCATAGTTCGACTCCATTTACTAGTACCAATGTTAGTATCATTGTTGAACCCAGTGTGCGTAGTAACATACAGGCACGTGCCAACATCGTCAGTGATGCAACTGGCGATACTGCACGTAGTGGATATATTTTCACTGATTATAACAACTATGATCGTGCATTGTTTACTTTTGATACGGCAGCTCAACACGCCACTGTGTATAACTGGGGTTGGGGTGATGGTTCGGACTCAGGCAACCTTAGTGAGGGCGCAGCTGGTACCACAACTGGTGCCAATATTACTCATGCGTATACTGCAACTGGTAGCAAAACAGCCAATCTGACTGTATTCGGTACACCAGGAACTCTAGCGCAAAGCAACAGTAAATCACTGACCATCACCATTAACAGCAACCCTGCAACACCTGGTAATCTCAGCACCAAGACATTGACCATGAGTAGTGCTAGCCAGGGCACTGGCCCATTGTTGGCAGCGGGTGCCCGCGATAACACCAGCGGTAACATTGCTGCCAATGCCTCATCAGTGACACGATATACCAGTACTACACCAATCGTAACCAGCACAATTACACAGGCCAACAGCTCTGTTTCTGGTACTTTGACCGCAGTGGTCAACGGTACAGGTGATGGTAATACATCATTTAGTACTGGTACCAATGCAACAGGTACATATACCAGCTTGGTAGTTTCTGCTGATGCAGATGCCCATAGTGCAATAGCAGCAACGTATCCCAGTGGATTCTATAAAGTATTCAGCGCACATTCCAGCAAAGCTCTAATCGGATTTGGTCTGGGCTATAACGATGTCAATCTAAATCACAGCGCGGCCGGAAAAACCAATAATATTGGATTTGTCAAAGACGACGTAACCAGTGTACCAACTTTGGTAACCAGTGGTGTTACCATGTCCAATGTGGCAGCGACCACTATACGTTATATATCTGGTGTTCCTTACTATCAAGCAGGTGGAAACGTTGTCATACAAGGGCTGCAAGCATACAATTGGATTGGCCAGACTTATACCAGTTCAACACCATTTAGCATTGCGGCCAATGCCACTCTGGCAGAAAGTACAACTGGTACTATTGCCACAACGCAGACAAAAACTTACGCACAGTTAGATGGCTCAACCACATATCTATTCAGCGGTACACCCAAGGCCAATACTGGTAATACCATCACTAACAGCTATACATTTGGTAATATATATCTGAGTGTAAACGGAACAGCAGCCGCAGTGGGCAACGTAAGTGCTACATTGACCAGTGTCAACGGAGCAAGTACAGCGGTATCATTGCCAGCATTGATCAATGTCTACAGCAGTACGTATTCAGGATTTGATGAGACCAGCATCGGATGTCTGGCTGGTACAGCCAACAGCACAGTGGCCAAACGTGTGACATTGTACAGCAGCAATATTACCACTCCTGTATATGCCAATACCAGTACTAACTATTACACAGCCAACACCTGGACTGGGTCACAAACTGTGGCTAATACCAGCGAAGCTATTTTACGCTGGGGTAATTTAAAAGTAAATACGACTAACTACAGTGCTGGCTACTTGCCACCTGGTCCAAATTTAGCAGTATCTGGTGGACGAACAACCACACAAAACTTTAAAATTGCGTTTCAGCGTCCCATCATGCAGAACTTTAAGTTCATATTTACTGGACGACTTGCTGGACTATATGTGGCAGCACCTGGAACCAAATTGACAGACACCGCCAGTACGCTAAATGGTTGGATGAATGCCAATGTGGCATACGGTGGTGCAGGTTATCCTGGTGATAACGTAGCAGCCGGTGGTAATGGTAACCCTGGCTGTGCAGTGGGAACGACGGTACCAACCAGCACTTTTGTCAGTAATGTAGCGTATACTTTAACTTTAGGATCAGCAGATTTGAGCAACAGCGCCATACATCAATGTTTACTTAACGTAGTGTTAGGTCCCAATGATTTTATAAGTAATATTTGGATAGGATCGGCATAATGGCTATTTCAGACAGTCAAAAAGTTGACCTCCTTTATAAAAAAATCGCTTGGGCAGTGGCCAAGACGGACACCAATCCGCCTAAGGAAGCATACAACGAAACCAATCCCAGCCCATTACTAATTCGTGGCGACGTACTATGGCAATTGTCCGGTAGCATACCTGCCAGTATTCCTGCAGCAACTTCCAGTATTGTTCAGGTCTACAAAGATGGTGGCGGTAGTTATAGTGCCACTGTGGAATGTACCGAATTGGCAGTTACGGATAACCGTACCTGGAGCACTGGATCAACTGATTGGATTTCACAAGAATTTGGCAGTACATATTTTGTAAAAGTCTATATTGATAACACTGGTAGTACCACTCCTCAGACCACTGGTACATCGTTACAGGCAGCAGGTGTAAACGATGACCAATGGTTCTTCGATTATCAAGCAGGTATTCTGAACTTCATTGGTACCAATTTACCCACAGCTATAGCAACTGGTGTAGTTGGTAAAAGTATTTTTATCAGTGGTGCTCGCTATGTTGGCCCCAAGGGTGTAACCAGCTGGAGCGATGGACTAACCATTGGTAATGTCGTTATCAACGGTAATACCATCACAGGCAACACTGGTGTGACTTTCGGTGGTAATATCACCACAGCCAACATTATATTAACCAATAATCTGTTCTGGAGCAATGGTGTTAGTGCATTGGCTCCCACATACGGGAATACGCAAGTAGCGCAATATTTGCCAGTATACGGTGGAAATATTTCTGCTTCCAATGTGACCATAACCGTAACTTCCACTGGTACATTGGCAGTCAGTTCCACTGCCAATATAACAGGCAACGTCAGCATTGCTGCCAACCTGTCAGTAACTGGTAACATTTACGGCAACTTAGCACCCGGATCTAATATCACTGCCAGCCAGAACCAATTGTATGTGGCTAAAAACGGCAGCGATAGCAACAATGGCACAATCAACGCACCTTTCCTGACCATCAAGGCAGCACTGGCAGCGGCTGGGGCCATTACCTCAGCCACTGGCGTCAGCGTAAACGTTGCACCTGGATCATATACCGAAGACAATCCAGTAACCATCCCAGCCAAAGTAGCATTGATGGGCGACAATCTACGTAACGTCTCAGTAATTCCACAAACACCCAACGCAGATTTATTCTATGTGACCAATGGATGTTATGTCTGGGGCATAACCATCAGGGATTACACAGCCAATGGATTTAGCTATAGTTCCAGTACCAGCAGCCAAAACGTATTCGTCAGCCCATACATACAAAACTTGACCAGCGCCACAACAACAGGTACCGCAGTGATGATTGACGGTAATTACACCAGCAGTATCAGTACCAAGGCCATGATCGTGGGATTCTTTACCATCATCAACAGGGGTGGTTACGGAATTCATCTGACTAACAGTGCATATAGTCAATTGGTCAATATATACACTATCGCCAATGAGGTTGGAATCTGGTGTGAGTCTGGTGGGTTCTGTACATTAAATGGATCTGATTGCAGTATTGGGAATGTGGGATTGCGAGCAGATAGTCATGGACCGTTGCTGACGTATGGTAATACTTATGGATACAGCACAGGCGGCACATTTCAGATACGTGGCTATCCCGATGCCCCACATGTCAATCAAGTGGTGTCAATCAATGGTGATAGTAACTATTATAGCATCGACACCATTAGACAAGTGGATGGGCTGACCTGGGAAATAAATATACAAGAAACATATAATGCCAATTTGGCACCACTCAGTAATATTCGGTTTTACCAACGCAGTGCAATTATTGCCAGTGCTCATACCTTTGAGTATGTGGGTGCGGGAACAGATCCCGCTACAGCACTTCCACAATATGGCGGTATACCGGACGCCAATTTACGTGTTATAACGACTGATGGTGGTCGAGTCACATATACGGCCACTGATGAGAAAGGTAATTTTACCATTGGTGGTAATCTGGTGATTAACCAAGGCACTGGTACTATCAGTGGAACCAGTTTTGACATCAGTTTATTTGCTAAATTAACACCTTATATATTGGCTCTGGAAGGATAAAGGAAAAATCATGGCTTCAGCAGTAAATATATTTAAAACCATAACAGCTAATTTAACTACATCAACAGCTACAGTATATTCCACACCCTTGGGATATACC